TCAGACCCGCATCTTCCATGCATATAACAGATCGAGAGCTTGCCGCGGGCTGATATCGTCGGGATTGATCCTCGACAATTCATCGATCACCGGGTGCGGCAGGCTGGCGAACAGGTCGCTCTGCATCGGCGAGGCGGGCTTGCCGCTCTGCTGGCTCGGCATCTCGTGCGGCAGGCTGGTGGTTTCCAGGCGCTTGAGGTGTTCGCGGGCGCGCTGGATTACCGGGGCCGGCACGCCGGCCAACTGGGCCACCGCGAGGCCGTAGCTCTGGCTCGCCGGTCCCGGCAGTACATGGTGCAGGAACACGATGCGTTCATTGTGCTCGGTCGCGTTCAGGTGCACGTTGGCTACCGCGGGCTGGCTTTCCGGCAGTACGGTCAGTTCGAAATAGTGGGTGGCGAACAGGGTGAAGGCGCGAGTCCGGGCCAGGTCCTCGGCCGCTGCCCAGGCCAGCGACAGGCCGTCGAAGGTGCTGGTGCCGCGGCCGACCTCATCCATCAGCACCAGGCTCTTGTCGGTGGCGTTGTGCAGGATGTTGGCGGTTTCGCTCATCTCCACCATGAAGGTCGAGCGGCCGCCGGCAAGGTCGTCGGACGAGCCGATGCGGGTGAAGATGCGGTCCACCAGGGACAGCTCGCAGCGTGCAGCCGGAACGAAGCTGCCGATGTGCGCAAGCAGCACGATCAGCGCGGTTTGCCGCATGTAGGTGGATTTACCGCCCATGTTCGGACCGGTGATCACCAGCATCCGGGTGTCGGCATCCAGCGCCAGGTCGTTGGCCACGAACGGCGTCTCCAGCACCTGCTCGACCACCGGATGGCGGCCCTGCTCGATGTGCAGGCAGGTGTGTTCGACGAACCGTGGGCGATTCAGGTCGAGGTTCAGCGCGCGTTCGGCGAGATTCGCCAGCACGTCCAGTTCCGCCAGCGCCGAGGCGCTGTCCTGGAGCGGAGCGAGGTGGCCGATCAGGCGTTCCAGCAGCTCTTCGTAGAGCGCCTTCTCGCGGGCCAGGGCGCGGCTCTGGGCCGACAGCGCCTTGTCCTCGAAGGCCTTCAGTTCCGGCGTGATGAAGCGCTCGGCGCCTTTCAGGGTCTGCCGGCGGATGTAGTCGGCCGGCGCCTGTTCGGCCTGCACCCGTGGCAGCTCGATGAAGTAGCCATGGATGCGGTTGTAGCCGACCTTCAGGTTGGGCAGGCCGGTGCGGGCCTTCTCGCGCGCTTCCAGGTCCATCAGGAATTGCCCGGCGTTTTCGCTCAGCGCCTGCAGCTCGTCCAGCTCGGCGTCATAGCCGGTCTTGATCACGCCACCGTCGCGGATCACCGCTGGCGGGTTGTCGATGATCGCCTTGGCCAGCAGTTCGGCGAGTTCGGGATAGGTGCCGATGGTGGTGGCCAGCGCCTGCAGGTGCGGCGCTTCCAGTTCGGTCATGGCGTTCTGCAGGTCCGGCAGCGCCGCCAGCGCGTCGCGCAGGCGCGCCAGGTCGCGAGGGCGGGCGTTGCGCAGGCCGATGCGGGCGAGGATGCGTTCGAGGTCGCCGATTTCCTTGAGCTGCGGTTGCAGGTTCTCGAAGCGGTAGCGTTCCAGCAGGCAGGCGATGGACTCCTGGCGGGCTTCCAGTACCGCGCGGTCACGCAACGGACGGTTCAGCCAGCGGCTCATCAGGCGGCTGGCCATGGCGGTCTGGCAGCGGTCGACCACCGATTGCAGGGTGTTCTCGCGGCCACCGCTGAGGTTGATATCCAGCTCCAGGTTGCGGCGGCTGGCACCGTCGAGGATCACCGTGTCATCGAGGCGGTCGTGGCGCAGGCTGCGCAGGTGCGGCAGGGCGGTACGCTGGGTTTCCTTGGCGTAGGCGAGCAGGCAGCCGGCGGCGCCGATGGCCAGGGTCAGGTTCTGGCAGCCGAAGCCTTTCAGGTCCTGGGTGCCGAATTGCTGGCAGAGGCTCTTGTGCGCCGAGTCGCGATCGAAGTCCCACGGCGCGCGGCGACGTACGCCGCGGCGCTTCTCCGCCGGCAGGCCCTGTGGCCAGTCGTCGGGAATCAGCAGCTCGGCCGGGTTGAGGCGCTCCAGTTCGGCCAGCAGGGTTTCCCAGCCTTTTATCTCCTGGACGCTGAAGCGGCCGCTGGTGATGTCCAGCACGGCGAGGCCGAACAGGCGCTCGTCGCCGAGGATTGCCGCCAGCAGGTTGTCGCGGCGTTCGTCGAGCAGCGCCTCGTCGCTCACCGTGCCGGGGGTGATGATCCGCACCACCTGGCGCTCCACCGGCCCCTTGCTGGTGGCCGGGTCGCCGATCTGCTCGCAGATCGCCACCGACTCGCCGAGCTTGACCAGCTTGGCCAGGTAGCCCTCCGCCGAATGGAAGGGAATGCCTGCCATCGGGATCGCCTTGCCGCCGGACTGGCCGCGCGCGGTCAGGGTGATGTCGAGCAGCTTGGCGGCCTTCTTCGCGTCCTCGTAGAACAGCTCGTAGAAGTCGCCCATGCGATAGAACATCAATTGGTCGGGGTGCTGATGCTTCAGTTTGAAGTACTGCTGCATCATTGGCGTGTGTTGTGCGATATCGGTATTTGGCTTATTCATCAATGGTTTACGGCGCGCCGTGAGGGCGCGCGTTTTGGAGTATTGAAATTCCTCCAATACTAACCCGATTTCCTCGGCATTGTCGGTGGCTCTGCCACCTCATGCGCTCTCTGCCTTATATACCGATCTGTCATGCGTGGGTCGGTGTGACCGCCAAGCTTCCTGGCATCTTTCCCTTGTTTCTTCGCATCAGTCAGGGCCTTCGCGCGAAGGTCATGGATTCGCGCATCGGTGACGCCCGCCGCCTCTCGAGCCCTCTTCCATGCGTCTCTCGTTGTCGCATAGTCCACCTGCTTCCCCTTCCTGTTGCAGATGAGGTTCTTCGCATCGGCAGGGCGCGGTAGTGCTTTCGCTCTTTGCACCACGGCATCTAGGTCCGGGGTCATCGATATGAGCACCTTCGAGCCCGTCTTCTGCTGCTGAAATGCGATTCCGTCATCGCTCACGTCATCGAGCTTGATCGACAGAACATCACCGATCCGCTGACCGGTGAGGTAGGCAAGCTCGAAGATGCACCGCATGTACTCGCTGCAGTTGTCGAGAATGGATAGCAGCTCCTTGTCGCTGAGGTAGCGGCCGCGCTTTTTCTCAGAGTGAGGTTTGATCCCAATGCAAGGATTCGAGTCCACTTCCCCCCACTCAAGAGCCTGCGCGAACACAACGCGGAGAACGGTGAGAGTCCTGTTCGCCATGTTCGGTGTCGACGCCATATGTGTCTTTACCTGAGCAACATGCTTCGGCAGAACTTCCCTTGGCTGGAACTCTGCGAACATGTCCTTCAGCCGTTCGGCTACAGCCCGATATTGGGTGATCGTGTTCGCTGACCGATACGGCGCAATGTGGTCCATCACCCTGTCGATCAGGTCGATCATCCCATCCTTGCTGGCGCCGCCGGTGAGCTTCGCGTACTCAAGAAGAGCGGCGCGATAGTCCCTCCCAAGATTCGTCCACTTCCCATCCCTCACGAAATAAAAGGATGGCCCTCGCTGAAACATGCACATCGGAAGGTGTCTATCCTTCTTCCTCGGACGCATCTCTATCTCCTACCCCGTCAACCGCAGTCGCGGTCCTTTCTCTTTCTTGGCCTGTCTTGCGCCGAGGCGACTTAGCACAACCTCCTCCAAGACTTTCGGTCGACCATCGCCTCCCTCTACGAACGAAAAGTCGTTCTCAGATAGCCAGCGCTTCTGGGCTGCCGGCCGAACAAATCCAGTCAACTCCGCTACTTCTTCTGCGGTCAAAAACCTGATCATGGGCAATACCTCCCCGTCCTGCTGGCGCTGGCCGGGAAATGGTTTTCGGGGACTGGCAGCCATTCGGCTGCCGGCGAACTAGAACGAGCAGCCCCATTGCAGGGCTGCGAATGCTGGCGCTAGCTCGATCACTGCGTGTAGCGCGACCAGGCTGGCGCCGATGACGGATACTGCCGCAAGTCTGGATAGGGCTTTCTTCATTGGTGCTCCGGATCAGTCGCCCGCGGCTTTCGAGACCAGGTGCATGAGCATTTCGCGCAGTTGCTCGCGCTCTAGCACCTGTCCGGTTTTCGCGTACTCGTCGGCCTGGCGCAGGATCGCGTCGATCTCGATGTTGAACATCGGCGAGAGCACGTCTGGCTCGCACTGTTCGAGCAGCAACTGGATTGCGCGGGTCGGGTGCGCCATGGTGATGCCGAGCCAGTTGTAGGCCGAGGCAGTGCGGTAGTAGCGAAGACCGGCGATCTCATGCCGCTGAGGCGGGCGGAAGGGTTTCGTGCGCATATGCAATCCGGGTAGTGGGTAGCCCATTATCCGAATTGCTGTATATGCGTACAGTGGTTGGCGATGGGTGGCTATGCCTGCTCCGGCAGGTACTGCAACTCCCAGGTAGGGTGGAACTTCCTTGGCTTGCTTTCGCCGTCGAGCTTGATCATGAGGTGGGCGCCCTTGGCGCTTGTGATTGTCCCTCGCTCTTCCGTGCCACGCCCTCGGTAAATGACGTGGCCACCGCGCTTGCATGGAACGGCATAGGCCTTGCGGATGAACTCCATGCTCATTGCGTCCCTCCCTCCTGCTCGCTCAGCAGGGCGCGAAGCTCTGCCGTTATCCGGTAGCATTCAGTCGGGAACGATGTAGACCAGGCGCATGCGCAGTACTCTTCTGGGCCGCAGCATGGCTCGCTCATCACCTGCTTGGCGATCAACCCATGGCGTTCTGCACTTTCCTGGATGTCTGCCCCATCGAAGCTGCCGCCCTCCAGGGCTCCTCTGATGATCTCCTGCGCGAATGCGGCGAGCTTGGCCGCGTTCTCGCGCAGCTCCTGGATCTCCATCTCCATGCCGCCGCACTGCTGGCGGGCAGCATCTCCCTTTGCTGCTGCGTCCTCGGCCATGGCTAGTTTGGCGGCGAGCGCCGCGTAGTCGGTCCACTTCACGACGAGTACCTGCCCGCGCCTACCGTTCGCGTATTCGGTTTCGTAGTCGGTGGTAAAGAACGGCTTCAACTCACTCATGACCTACCTCCTTACTGAGGCGTGCAGCCGGTACTTGTTCGCCCAGGGCGCGCAGCTTGTCCATGTAGAAGTCGAACAACTGCGCCTGGTTTTCGATGTGCTGTTGGACCATTGGACGGATCACGGCAGCCATATGGCTACCGCAGTCCAGGTCGTCATTTGCCCGTATCCAGTGGATGTAGGCTTGCCGAGCCTTGCGCAGGTACCACCAGACCTTCAGTGATCTGAGCATCACACCTCCTCCTTGCCGGGCGCGGCGGCGCGGTCCAGGCGCTCGATCTCGGCCAGGATCAAGGCGCCGGCCTTGACTAGCATCGTTCGACCGTCAGCCCACTTGAACCCAGCCATCCACGGCCAAGACTCCGGCTTCTTGCACGGCAGCCCGCCGCTGAGTGCATGCCACGAAACCTCGATGTAGGCGCGCGCCGCTTTCGATAGTTCGTAATTGATGTAATGGTTGTCACGAAATCCGTGGTAGCCCTCGACCTCGACTTGCCGGCGGCGCTCGGCCTGTACATCGAGCCATGCGCGAGGCACGCTGTGCTGAACCTGGGCTACAGGTGAGTTGAGGAATGCGTCGATTTCCTCAAGAAGCTTGATTTGACCACTCTCGTTGAGAGGGTTGTCACGATCGACGAAACCACGCGACTCCCGAAGTAACCCCAGCGCAGCACCTAGGTTCGCCTCCAGCTCCGCGACCCTGGCCAGGGCGGCGTCGAGTCGTTTTGCATTCTCGTCGCGGGCGTACATGACTTGCATGTATTTTTCGAAACTGACGATTGGCCGCTCCGCCTCTGCCTTCAGCATCGCGTCCATCTGCTGCACGCTTTCCAAAAGCTCGGGGAAGTGGGTGAAGCCCTCTGTCTGCTCGGCCTGCGCCGGGGAGGGTTGCGATTCAGCGATTACGCTAAGCAAGCGCCCCTCTTTATCCTGGCGGGTTACCGATACGATGGCGCCGGATTCGTTCTTGGTGACAACAACCTCGCCAGAGGGTTGCGCCAGGGCGGCGCGGGCCTGCTCCGGGGTTACGAACCAGCCACTGCCGTCGCATTCGCGGCAGACTTCTCCGACATAACCGTCGCCTGAGCCGTCACATTCGGAACATGCGTAACCGGCTGCCGGATCGGTTTCATATCCGCATGTGCAAAGGTCGCCAGGCATCAGATCGCCGTCGCCGCAGTCTGGGCATTTTGTGGCACGGGGCTTTCCATCAACTGCACGTTCATCCCCGCCTGCCTGCTCTACCGCCGGATGTGCCGGGCATGGATGGCGGAGGGAGCCGTCTCCGGAAGGGCAGGTGCATTCATTTGCTTTGGTCATGGGAGTTTTCTCCAGGCCTCGGTTTCGAGGTCAGAAACGGTTATCAGTCGGCGCCGGCGCTCGATGTTTTCGAGTTGAATGACCTCACCCAGGCTGTCGATGACGACCCAGTGAATTCCTGTTGGGAGGTGTAGGTAGCGTGCTGGCGCGGTAGAGGAGCAGAGGGCGTTTATGCGGCGGACTGCGGGGCTTTCGTCGAATGGCATGATGGGCAGGCTCCGTAGGGTGGTGCCGTGTAGCAGTGCTCACCGCTGGCGCCCTGGTCTGCGTCGTTTGCGATCTCGTTGAGCTGGCGTGCGAGCTGGCGCAGTTGTGAGGAGGAGAGCAGGGCGCCGAGGCGGGGGAGGCCGTTGACCTCGGCCAGGCGCTGGCCATCCTCGCCGTCCAGGAACAGCGCGGTCAGGTTGAGGGTGTGCATGGTGTTTCCTCAGGAGGCCGGCATCGGATGCAGTTGCATTGCCCGATGCGCTGGCCGGTTGTTTGGCAGTAGATGGGGCGGTTCACGGCGTCACCCGCTTGAACTCGATGACCCAGACCCAGGGATTGGCGTCCCAGTCGCCGCCAGTCGAGCGCCAAAGATCGGCGAATGCGGCTATAGCTTCCTGGCCACGGCCTAGCTCCTTATCCTTCTCTCGCCATGCTCCCTCGGCTATGCACTGGTTTGGAGTGATGTCCTGCAGCCGCTCGACGCGTACGGCGGTGATCTCAAGCAGGATGCGGGAGGCCCAGCGGGGCATGTGGATACTTGGCTTCCATTTGCAGTGGAAGTAACCGTCGGGATCGACGTATTCGTTGTTGTCACCGCTGGCGCGATAGGCGCAGTGCGCTTGGTCCTGGAACTTCGTCATGTCCTTCCACCATGACTGGTTGGCGGCCTGTTCCTCATCGGAAATCAGTGGCCCTTGCCAAGTTTCGCGCACCCAGAGGCGATCGCCTGGCTGACCGAAAGGGCAGGCAGCCTCCGCCAGCCCACACCAACAGCCCTCGCCATTCTGAAGTTCTCGCTCAACATGAAGCATCGACTGGTGGATATTGCACGGCCAATGGTGGCCGCCGCTTTTGCTGGGCGTGGGTTGCGGCTTCATCACCCGGCGGGTGACCGTCTTCCGCCCATCGAGAATGGCGCGGACCATCTGGTCGTTGAACAGGATTGGCCGCTCCCGCGGCGTTTCTGCGGACATAGGGAATACCTCTCGCCTGCTGGCGCTGATCAGTTGGAAAGGGCTTGCTTGGCGATCTTGAGCACGTCCATACCGATGCCGCCGGTAGATACGTCGGTGAGGGCGGCGATCTTTTCGAGCGCTTGGCGTGCAGTTGCCAGCTTGTCCTCCGGGGAGAGGTACGCCGGCATGCCTGCCAGGCGTCGACACACGAACGGATCGTTGTCGCTCGGTACCGAGCAGCAGGTGAATTGGATTGCGCGGCACTTGCAGACGAAATCGGGCGCAGGGAGTGCCACGGCGTCGACGACGTGCATGCCGAGGGTGATAGCGAGGTTGCGCTCGATGTTCGCGCCGCGAGACCTCTCCCAGCCGGGGAGCAGCGCGAGAATGTCGCAGTCCATGAGCCGCTTGATCCCGTCGCGCATGAACGTCTCCCACGGCGCTCCGCGGTAGACCATGTTGACCGCCGGGTTCTCGACGAAGTAACCGAGGGCTCTGATCCGCCGCTCTTCGGCGCAGAACGCGGGGTAGTTGAAGTCGGGGATGCCGGTCATGGGGCCGGACAAGTAGACGCGGTGCATCATGATGACACCGCCTTGTCGTCACTGGTTACAGAAACAACGCCACAGTCCATAGCTCTGAGTTCGCCTATGGACATCCTTCTTGTTCCATCTGTAATTGCCCAAATATCCAGCTCTAGATGGCGAAACGTACCGTGGAAGTGGCGATAGGCGGCCAGCGCGGCGCGTCTGAATGTCTTTGCCGCAACTGCCCCTATTTGCATGTCCTTCCCCCCCCTGTAAGGGTTAGCTCGAACAAAGAGAGGTCTTCAATTCTCTTGGCGGCCGCGCGGATAGAACTTGGTGCGCGCCGATACTCTTCGGCTACCTCTGCAACTGATTTGCAGTGAAGTGCCTCAGCTATGGCTTTGTCGCGCTCAGGGTTGCGCAGACCTGCGTAGATTACTGGCTGCATGTGGTAATCCTCAGGACGAGTAGAGCCGCGCCGGCCTGCGGCTAGCGTCGGTGATCTGGTGGTGGGTTACTGTTCGTCGTCGACTACGGAGAGTCGGGCGGCGAGTAGTTGCCGCGACACGTTTTCACTGGGCGTGTATTCGTGTCGCGACACGACGAGGAGAGGCAGGAGATCGGCATCGGGTAGGGCGGAGGCGTTGAGTAGCAGCGTCGAGAACGCTTCTCTCCAATCCTCGAACTCGCCGATCGCCTGAATCCGTTCGAAAGCGGCGTCGATCGCCGGCGGGGATGGCAGCTTGCGCTCGGGTATTCCGGCCTCTCGCTGGCGCTGGCGCTTCTCCCGCTGGCGCTGGGCGTTGGTCTTGGCCATCAGCCCTCCAGAATTTTTATTGCTGACCTGACTGCATGCAGTGCGTCGTCTACCTTCTCTGGCTCTGACTGCACTAGGGCTTCGAGTACGGCGAGGGCGTCGCGGCACTTTGCCCGCTCAACCTCAAGGTCGTCGTCTGCCTCTTCTTTCCCTTCTTCCAGCTCCCTGGCGTATTCCTCAAGCTCGCTTAGCTCATCGACTATATGCAGGTCGCCCGTTGCGAGCCGTCTTGCCAGCTCGTCGGCCGCCCCTGAATCGAACTGCGAGTAGTGCAGCAGTTCGTCATCCTTCAGCGCATTGATTGGCAGGCTCATGCTGCGATCCTCGATTGTCGCCGCCTGGCTTGGGCTGCTGCCCTGCATGCGCGGCATTCGTTGTGGAAGTGGCATCTGGTGGAGATGAAGGAGAAGAACTCTTCATCTTGTGGCCACCACTGCAGGCAGCCGGGGCAAAGCTTCTCGACGCCGAGGTCAGTCGTTCGGGTAGTCAGCTCTCGCCATGGCTTCCTGAGCAGGGCCTGGCGTTTGCTGATCACCATTCGGCTCCGGTCAGAAGATGTAGGTTTGTTGGCTTGGGGCGCTGGCGCGGTAGGAGGCTGTTCTCGGCTTGGCCTCCTGGGCTGGTGGCGCCGCGGCGGCCGGCGGGGTCTTGGGCGGCTGCTGCCGGACTGCAGCGGGGAGCATGAACACAAGCACGATGAAGCCCAGGGCTGCACCGATGCCGCCGGTTCGAATTGCTCGGCGCCTGGTCACTTGTCGGCCTGCTGGCGCTTCAACCGCTCGGCGTAGGAGCATGCCTCGTTGTGGCTGCGGCGGAATCCGCGAACTTTCCCGGTGGCCGTTTCGACGATGTGGAAGAAGCCGCGACCCTGCGGAATTACGCAGTAGGGTTCGACCTCGGCCTGAGCCATGAGCCGCTGAGCGAACGCCATCCGGGCAAGGGCGGCCTGGGAGAGCAGGCCGGTGAGAACTTCGGTTTGTTCCTGATACGTCAGCATTGTGGTTCTCCTACGCGTTGATGGTGATTTCGTCGAGGCGCCGCACGGTACGGGCTTCGGTGAGTCGTCTCTCGTTGCTTGGCCGGCGATTTCGGTTCATGTGGTCGTCATCGATCAGCGGGTGGCCGGCGACGAGGAATGCGAGAACGAAGACGGCCGGCGAGATGATTCCGCGGCGGAACGCTTCAAGGACGAGGCCGCGCACGCTGCGCACGCCGAGCTTGAACTTCGCGTCGTCGAGGCGCTTTTCGACGGTCCCTGGGGCGATGCCCATGCGGCGGGCGACCTCTTTCGCGGTCAGCTCGCTGGCGCTCCAGGCGGTCGCTTCGAGTTCACGTGGAGCAAGGCCGAGGCCCTGGCGGCCGATCCATCCGCCGCATTGGATTGCTTGCATGGGTGTGGTTCCTTGGCTGCATGGGGCAGCACTCGGCGGCGCGATTGTTTGCCGATGGGCATCGCGTGGAGTGCTGGCGCATGGAGTCGAGAGAGGGGTGATGCGGGGCGCCCACCGCCCCGCACCTACTTACAAACCGCCTTATGGTTTGAAGCATTCTTGGCGGGACGCCTGGAGCCCGAACTCCGGACGCCCCGCTGGTACATCGTTCTCGGCCTGCTGGCGCCGAGGCGCCCAGGTCAGGATCGGCGCTGGCGCTATCAAGCACGCGCAGCGGTTCGGGCCGCTGGTGCCGGAGCACCATGCCGACGAGGAATGGAAGGATGAACATGGTTTGCCTCTAGGCTTCTTCAGCCTTGGCGAGGATCTCGGTCAATCGCTCGATCTGCGATGCCCTGAAAGTGACGGTGATCGCCTCGGCGCCCTCGGCAAGGCCTGCGCGGACCTCCGTAGGGAAGGATCGGACGATCTCGCGAACTACCTTCATCAGGTCGTCGTGTGGACCTGGAGCAGGGGGAGGCGCGACAACAGCGTTGCAATCCGGGACGACCGGCGATCCAGAAGCGGGAGCTTCAACCATCGCCGCTGGAGTCACCTTCTTCTTGCCTCGCGCCTTGGCTTTCTCCAGCCTCTCAAGGATTATTCCCTCAACATCCGGGCCGTGCTTTCGAACCAGCCTGGTCACCGTCGACGCCGATACTTTCCCCGCGTCGATGAGCGCTTTTGCCCCCTCGCTCGCAGTCGATAACTTCAAGAACTGCTCGACTCGCTGGCGCGTCTTTTTGATCTCCGCGGCGATCTCCGCAGGGGTCATGCCTTCCTCTTCATGCATCCGGCGACAGCCTTCGGCGTAGTCGAGAGGGGTCAGTTCGAACTGGTCCTGGCTGGTGCTTACGCGCGCCAGGCGCTGGCGCCGGTCCTTTGCCTTCGAAGGTACTACGCTGACGAGAAACTCGCCGGTCTTCGGATCTCGCTGGAGACGCCCAGAGAGATCGAGCAGGCGCCAAGCTCTTGTACGGCGGTGACCTGTAACGATCCAGACGCCTCCCTCTTCGCGAGGGCGCACCTCGAGGGGATCTACCTCCATCCCGCCGGCTATGAGTTCCGCGAGTTCCTCAACAGACTTATGGAATGCATCGGTGTAACGCCGCCAGTTGAGACCTGGCTCTTCGTGGAGGTCTTCGAGGCGGACCTTGTATGCATCGGCGCGCCGGATCTCCTTCGTTGAAACCATTTGCTTGAACGACTTAGTCGCCATCTTCTTCCCCTTCCAGGTCATCATTTGCTTCGCGTCCGATGGTCATCTCGCCATGCTCCGGACAGTGAGGCGGTCCAGACTTGTCGAGCCATTTCTGGGTCACCCTGGCGACGTATCCGCACTCCGAGCACTCGACCTTCTTCAGCCGCGTCGACTGCTTTTTCTTGGCGGTGGTGATGATCTCTTCGAGTTCGGGCTGGCTCAGGCCGTCCCGTATCCCTCTCGCGACCTTCCCTTGCGCTGGCTCTCTGCGCTCTCTCGCGCCGGGCCTGTGCCAAGTGAGCTTTCCGTGGGGGAGTGGTCCGAGTTCGTCGATGAACGGCTGGACCCACTCCTCGAACTGCCTTGTCGGCACTGAGCAGGTGAACGGCCCCGTCATGCCGATGGCTTTCATGAGCTTCACGAACGGCCCTTTGTGGCCCTCTTTGATCCCTGCCGCGATGTGGCAGAGTTCGTGCGCCAGGTATGCCGATACCTGCATGGAGTCGTCTGTGCCTGGGCTGATGAGAATCTCGTAGGTGCCGTCTGCGGATGCTGAGCTGTGCCACACCTCGGCGCCGACGTTTCCTCTCTGGCCTGCGCTGGTGAAGCCGATGGAGATTCGATAAGGCTGAAGCGGCGCGCCTAGCTCAAGAAATCGAGGCGACATCCGCTCGGCCATGGCGTTGAGCCAAGCCTCTCTGTTCATGTCTGATCTCGTTTAAACGGTTTGGGATGCGGCTGTATGGGGGAGTGGTCTGGCCGGTGCTGATCTCCGGCGGTCATTGATTAGGCGCCGCACTCGCCTCTGGTGCTACTCCGGATTTGCCAGTCGAGCTGACCACTTCCAGTTGTGCGCATCAGCGTGCGCATTCAGACCACTCTCCGATACAGCCTGGCGATGGAGCCAGGTCGATCGGGCCTGCTTTGGGGAACCCGGCAGGCGCGGGCGGCTGGCTACGCAGTCCTCATGCCGGGCTTCTCTGCCGGCCCGTGCCGGCCTTCAGCAATTGGCCCGTACTCGAAGTCTGGGGGATCCATGACCCTGGGTTTATTCTCGGCAACGATCAAGCGGTTGATGTCGAACCAAAGCTGTTCGCCGATCTTTCCGTCGTCTCTGATACCAGGGTTAAGAACCACCTGGATGCAGCCGTAGAGATCGAAGCAGACCGAGGTAACCACGCCCTCGAAGCCGGTCACGCGATCCCTGGCGCGATACCCAAGGATGGATAGGTGTTTCTGTACGTTCATGGTTTCCTCTCTCTGTATTAGGGCAAATGGATTGCATCCCACTGCAATCCCTGGCTCCCAAGGGCGACTTTCATCGCTTCAGCGACAATCTTGTGAACTCCTTGTGAGTTCACCGTGGCGAACCCCTTTTCTGCGTGGTCCCATTGCTCGTCTTCGTTGCCGGGGAAGTTGCTGCACGCCACTGAACAGACGCCAAGCCCGTCGGGCTTGAAGTAGAGGCGCACCTCCGGGCCGTCATCCCCGCGATCAAGCATCACGAGCACCTGGCCCAGGTCTTCGAACTCAAACAGCTTCGCGAACTGCTTCATTGGTATTCCTCGGTTTGGTTTCCCAGATGCCCCTCGGAGGAAGGGCATCGAGGAAATCGGTATTGCTCCCGCGTTCGCCTACTGGGCTTCTACAACCCGCGGGTCTTTCGTCATTGCTGTCAGGGTTGACCGTGCCGCCGGCATGCCGCGCGCCGCAGTCTTGAGCACCGTTACCCGCCACCTGTGCCTGGGCGATGATTTCTTTCCATACGTTTTCTGGTTCAGCCGCTGGTGGCTTAGGCAATACGGCGTACTCAGGTGGGATTCGCCCACGCCGGGTACGTCAATGCCTGGCTTGGCCAGCGGCGTTTTGCGTGCGTTGTTAAAGAGCGGTCGGCTCGGTGGCCTGGGCCAGCGATGCGTTGCTGGGCCGTTGAGGCGAACATTAGGCAAACCTTCTTTTCTCGTCAATAGGTATTCCTAATTTTTTGCGATCAGGCACAAGAAAGCCCGCACTGGGCGGGCTTGAGTACGGACGGATCAGCGACTGGAAGGTGCTTCGGGATCTTCTGTAAGGCCCGGATTAGGGGCGCGGATGATTGCTATGACTGAGCATCGTAGGACAAGGCGGTCGCCTTTAGCGCTTCAGCGTGAGCAAAAATGTCATCGAGGGACTCAATGGGGTGGCGGGTTTCGTTCTTTTCGGAATCGAACGTTCCGATGTACTTTTGTGCCCTGTTGAAGTGAAGGCGAGCGATCGGCTTGCGGTTGTTGTCGTCCAGCAGGATGCCAAAGTAGCTCTGAGTGTCACGAGCTGCGATGCGCTTCACGTCAACCACCGACCGAACAATGGCTTTGACTATCGTGTAGCCCTCGATCTCTTCGGCGGTTGTCACCACTCGGTCTTTTTCCTCTTCTTCACCTTGAGATGCTGGTGCCGAATGTTCAGCTTGCGGTTGCGCTACGAGGACGGGTTGTGAGCTCCCGGTAATTGCAGACTTGAGGCGCTCATTTATTTGATCGCTTAAGAATTGCGAGGCTGCCTTTCTGGTGAGCAGGGTGAACTGGTCGCGCACCTTCTGAGTAATTATCCCTTCGTACACCCGAGAGGCGAACAGTCGAACAAAGTCCTCATCGGGCTGGCTGAACTGAGATGCCAATGCTCGCTTGATTTGTCCGACGTACTTTAGCTCGCCAGCAGCATTTATGATTGACTCGACATCAAATGCAGATTTTGTAAGCTTTTGAAGCTCTGGGATCGCGTGGTCGTCGATATCCAAAAGATCCAACTCAAGGAATGGCTTCTCATCCATCTTGTTAGGCGCATCCAAGTCAGTGAAGAATTTATAGACCTGGCCGTTTGTTAGGATTGATATCCTGGCATTTGTAACATGGAAGTATCGGAATAGTTGGCTGGCGTGGTTTATATTTAGAGGCTCCCCGATCTTCTTGCTCTCTATGAGTATTTGTATCTCGCCCTCCTTGAGTATTGCATAGTCTACCTTCTCTCCCTTCTTGGTTCCTATGTCCGAGGTAAACTCCGGAACAACCTCCAGAGGGTTGAAAACATCGTACCCCAAAACTGACTGTATAAATGGCATGACAAATGCATTCTTTGTCGCCTCTTCAGTCTGGATGGCGGACTTCTGCTGGCGGATCTTTGCGGCCAGGCTGGCTAGTTTCTCTTCGAACTCCATGACTCCCTCCCCGGGGTCCTTTTAAAAGCAACTGGTGGCCAGGTATCCGGCCTCCCTTCCCAAAACTATAAGACCGCCGAAATAGGGCTTACACCCTACAAAACGCCAGCAGGAAGCTTATAGTCAACCACGCGACCTATGATTCGAACCGTGTCGCTCACCTCAAGAGTTCGGTATACGGGGTTGATAGGTTTTAGATACTCGAACCCAGCATCCCTAACATACTGTTTCACCGTTGTATCGCGTTTTTTCCCAGGCTCGTAGCAAACCGCAACGTAGTATTTTCCGCTGATTAGGTCGAACCCTTCGGGTTGTATTAATATTCGACTCCCTTGCGGGAATAGTGGCGTCATCGAGTCGCCGTTAATTACAAGCCAATATCCATGTGGGCCAGCCTTTTCTTCCGACTCCAGCCATTCATCTGCATCGCCAGGCTGAAAATTGTCCGGACTTTCGGCCCAGTCCCCAGCCCTGACCCAACTGATCACTGGATACTTATTCCTTTTCCTTGGGGGCGTAGCCACTGGGATCACATTGGCATGCTCGCTTTGTGCACTACCAGCCTGCTCCGGATTGTCCCTGCCTGTTGGTGCGTGCTCGCGCATAGGGCCTTTTCCCGTTGCCAGCCACAGAGGGCTGACTTTCAGAAATGCCGCAGCATTGAGGAGATTCTCTCCCTCGATGCTTTTTGTCTTTCCTGAGATCCAGTCATTTACCGATGGCGCGGTGATATGACAGGCGCGCGCAAGAGCCGCCTGAGAAACCCTGGGCGGCCCCGCCATTGCGATCTTGAGTCGTTCTTGAAGTGTCTGCATTAGGAGAGCCTATCATCGGGCATCTAAGGTATTCCTATTGACCTGAATAAAAGGCATGCCTAATATCGCGATGTCAGACCAAGAGAGAGCAACGCATGACGCCCAGCGAAATCATTGACGCCCTTGGCGGGACATTCCGCGTTGCGGAGCTGTGCGAGGTGAAGCCGCCGTCGGTAAGCGAGTGGAGAAGGCGCGGCATCCCGCGCGCACGAATGATGTTTCTCCGAATTGCTCGACCTGAAGCGTTCGCATGGATGGATGAGAAGGCTAAGGGCCAGGAAAGCAGGGTAGAAGGCGCCGCCGACTGACAAGCACAAATTTACTGAACCCGAATTTGTGGCGTTAGACAGGCGCGACCCCTGTTCAGGCATCCAGTAGAGCAGACAGCAAAAAGCCCGGCGGCTACCGGGCTTTTTGAGGAGGCACCGGAAGGCGGTGCCGAACATCCAACGGAGACGAATATGTCACAAGTTGCAGTCATCCAACAAGGCCCGGTCCTGACGATGAGCAGTCGTGAGATTGCGGAGCTGACCGGCAAGAAGCACAAGAACGTCTTGAGGGATATTCGGGAGATGCTGGAGGCGTTGAGGAAGGATGGCTCAGATTTGAGCCATGTCCGGGAAGACCTCGACTCCCGCGGGTACACCGAGAATTTCCACCTTGACCGAGACCTGACCGAGACCCTCATCTCTGGTTACAGCGTCCCCCTTCGGTACCGGGTGATTCGACGACTCCACGAACTGGAGTCCAGCCAGGTTCCGAGCATTCCAACCAGTTTGCCGGAAGCGCTCAGGCTCGCCGCCGACCAGGCCGAACAGAACCAGGCGCTGCGATTGGTCATCAATGAGCAGGCACCCAAGGTCCAGGCCCTGGAGCGACTCAGCGGCGCAGCAGGAACGATGTGCATCACGGATGCTGCCAAGCACCTGAAGGTCAGCCCCTCCCGGCTCTTCGACTGGCTCCAGCAGAACCGATGGATCTACCGCCGGAGCGGCTCTGCTCGGTGGATCGGCTATCAGCCACGAATCCAAGACGGCTGGATCATGCACAAGGTGACGGTTCTCGGTCGTGACGACCAGGGCGACGAGCGCGCGGCGAGCCAGGTACGCATCACTGCCAAGGGGCTGTCGGTGCTGGCGCGGAAGATCGAGGAGGGCAAGCTGTGATCCTCGGTAGCGTGTCGCGACACGAAATCACGAATCAAGAAAATGTGTCGCCGGAGGTGAGCCAGTGAGCACGATCATCATGTCGGCCTGCTGGCCTCTCCAGGGCCTGACGCCGGCGCAGAAGGCTGTGCTGATCAGCCTGGCGGACAACGCGAACGACGAGGGCGTGTGCTGGCCTTCGGTGGCGAAGATCGCCGAGCGCACCTGCCTGTCCGAACGTGCCGTGCAGCAGGCCATCAAGGTGCTGAACGAGTGCAAGGCGCTGAGCATTGAAGCGCGCCAGGGGCGCTCGACGATGTTCACCGTAACCCCCGCAGCATTTGCACCCCCGCAGAAGGTTCACCCCCGCAGGAAATGCACCCCCGCAGCAAATGCACCCACCCCCGCAGATGCTGCACCCCCACCCCCGCAGCATCTGCACCCCACCCCCGCAGATGCTGCACCCAGAACCGTAATAGAACCTACAAGGGAACCGTCAGGGAACCTTTTGCCGACCCGTTCCGGTTCGGCGGCTGGCGAAGCGCTGCAGGAGGCTTGCCGGAGTGTGTGGGCAGCGTACCGGGCTGCCTACGAGGCACGCTGGAGTGTTCAGCCGGTGCGGAACGCAAAGGTCAATTCCCAGGTGAAGCAACTGGTGGCCGCCCTCGGCGCCGAGGCGCCTGCGGTGGCGGCGTTCTTCGTCGGGCTGGATGACAAGTTCCTGGTCGACAGTTGCCATGAGTTCGGGTTGCTACTGGCCAAGGCTGGAGCTTACCGGACGAAGTGGGCGACAGCCGGTTCCGGGCCGTCGACCGATTGGACTGACCAGGTGCAGCTATGACCCGCAGGCAGTTCGAACCGCAATCGGTCGGTGCTGTGCTGGCGCATGTGAATCAGGGCGCTGGGCTGCGCCCCTTGTCCCAGCCGGCGGTGAAGGTCGATCCCCAGACGAGAGGCGAGGTCGACCGGTTGTTCTTGCGAATCAAGGCGATCTGCCCTGGATGGCGAAGCTCCTGGCCAAGCGAAGAGATCGAGAGTGCCGCGAAGGCTGAGTGGTTGGCGGAGATCGTCCGGCAACAGGTTACGCGCCGTGAGCAACTGCAGGCCGGGGTAAGAGCGTTGAGCGCGCAGGCAAGGCCGCTTGTTCCGTCTGCCGGTCAGTTCTGCGCCTGGTGCTGGGCTCCTGAGGTCTTCGGCCTGCCATCCCTTGATGACGCATATCGCGAGGCGCTGGCCAATACCCACCCAGCCATGGTCGGAGCCGCGAAATGGAGTTGCCCTGCGGTGTATTGGGCAGCCGCTGGCGCTGGATTCAGCCGGCTGCAGGCTCTGGCAAGAAAGGATGGGCTTGCGGCGCTGGAGATCTCCTACCGACAGATCATCAAGAAGCTGGCGCGTGGCGAGGCGCTCGGGAAGGTTCCGGAGGGAGAGGTCACCCACCAGAAAGCGCGAACCCAATCCGTTGGAATTGCTGCGCTTGCGCAGCTTCGAAAACAACTCAAAGGAGGAGATCGCTCATGAAGTGGAGCGTACTCAACGACTATCTGATGGTTAGCGACACCCAGCCGCCCTACAAGGTCTGCAAGCTCCTGGTCGCCGGTGAGGCTCACTACCGGGCCAGCGTACAGGGTGAATTCATTTGCACCCCGGTTGCGACTGCGAAGGAGGCGTGCGGTGTTTGCGAGCGCCATCACCAGATCACCTTCCCGCGGGAGGTGGCATGACGTTGTCGGCACGGAAGCCCCGGCCGAAGAAGTGCGCAGTGTCGACGTGCCGCGCGCCCTTCGTCCCGGTGAAGTCGTTTCAGACGTGGTGCAGCCCAGAGTGCGGAATCGTCATCGCTCGGCAGAAGCAGGAGAAGGAGCGCAAGTCGATCCAGCAACGCGAGCGCCGCGAGGTCAAGGTTCGGAAAGAGAAGTTGAAGAGTCGTGCAGACCACTTGAGGGAGGCTCAGGCCGCATTCAACGAGTTCATCCGCTGGCGCGACTGGGACCGCCCCTGCATCAGTTGTGGTCGCTTTCATGACGGGCAGTATCACGCCGGGCATTACCGCTCCGTAGGCTCCCATCCCGAGTTGAGGTTCGACGAGGACAACGTCCACAAGCAATGCGCCCCATGCAACAACCACAAGTCGGGGGACGTCGTGAACTACCGGATCAACCTGGTGGCGAAGATCGGCGCGGCGGCTGTAGCGCGCTTGGAGGGGCCGCATGACGCAAGGAAGTGGACTGTGGAAGAAATCAAGGCAATCAAGGCCCTGTATCGAGCCAAGGCCAGGGACGCGAAGAGGGCTGCAGCATGAAGAAGCATGGTCCGGATCTTACGAACAAACCGCGTCACTTGGTTCCGTGCCCGGCCTGCAATGGCCAGGGTCAGCGCCGGGGAGTGTTCTACGACATTGATTGCGACGCGTGCGGTGCCGCTGGCTTCGTTGATGGGGTGACGGGGCTGGCGCTGGAGCAGCGGGATGCAGTGGTGCAACTGCGGATGTGGGTGAAGCGCTTGCTTGATGAGCAGCGACGCCAGGCGAGCAGGCTGGCGCGAGAAGAGAACAACCAGAGGGGCGCCGGCGGCTCCCACTTCAGAGGCGACTGAAATGAACATCAAGGCGTTGGAATTTCTGATGGAGCAATACGGGCTGTGGGTATGGTCCGACAATGGCACGCCGCGCGGCTCTTCGCCCATGCTGGCGCTGATGAAACGGAACCCGGCGAACGAAAAACGGTTTGCTGCTGTGCTCCCCTGCATCAGTGATGATCGGGCGTTGCAAGTAGACCGGTTTCTCGCACGTCTCTACGACGAAGACCCGGATGCCATTCGCAGCCTGATCCTCTACTTCATCCATGGCATGTCGTATCGAGATATCCAGGACCGGATGGGGATCAGCTACGCGGACGCGCGCATGCTGGTTCGAGCGGGCCTGTCGGCTCTGCTGGCGTGCTTCGTGATGGAGGATAAAAAGGCTGCCTGAAAAAATGTACAGGCTGGACGTATTGACAGTGATAATCGCGCCCTGTACCTTTCGTCATACATTGCGGTTTTGCCGCTTAGGCGAACTGCCGCAGAGCGGAACGCCATAGAAAAAAGCCCAGCCTTCGAGCTGGGCTTTTTCGTTTCTGCAGGTGGCGCATTGCGCTGCGGGGTGCGCGGCCCCCTTGAAAGGCCGCACCTGCACCTATCCCTGGCCCAGCCCTTGCGCTGGGCTTTTTCATTTCCGCCCCGGCGAGGGGAACTGAGACGATGAAGATGCCTGACAAACCCGACACTTGGGCGGCTCTGCTCGCCTGGCTGAGCCAGCATGCGCCGATCATCTACGCCTCCCTGCTGTCGTGGGCCATGGCTATGGCTAGGATCATCTACGGCGGCGGCACTCGCCGGCAGGCTCTCTTGGAGGGTGCGCTGTGCGGCGGGCTGGCGCTGACAATCATCAGCGGCTTCGAGTTCTTCGGCGTGCCGCAGAGCATGGCCACCTTCATTGGTGGCTGGATCGGCTTCCTGGGCGTCGAGAAGATCCGTGACCTGGCCGACCGCTACGCAGGGATCAAGCTGCCTCGTCGAGGGTCTGGCGAATGAGGATCACCGCCGATCAACTCGACCGCGCTACCGGGTGTGGTGCTGCTACTGCAACGACTTGGTTCGAGCACATCAACGGCGCCATGGCCCGGTTCGAGATCAACACGCCCGAGCGTGCGGCGATGTTTCTCGCCCAGGTCGGGCACGAAAGCCAGAGCCTCAAGCGCCTGGTCGAGAACCTGAACTACTCTGCCGAGGGCTTGCTCAAGACCTGGCCGAAGCGGTTCACGCCGGCCGAGGCGAAGCAGTACGCCCGCCAGCCAGAGCGCATCGCGAACCGCGTCTATGCCAACAGGATGGGCAATGGGTCGCCGGATACGGGCGATGGGTATCGATACCGTGGTCGCGGCCTGATCATGATCACCGGCCACGACAACTACGCCGAAGCTGCCCGCGCACTGGCGCTGCCGCTTGTGGCGCAACCGGAGCTGCTGGAGCAACGGACCTGGGCAGCCATCGCTGCGGGGTGGTTCTGGCAGTCGCGGGGTTTAAACGACCTGGCTGATCAAGGTCGATTCGAGCGGATCACGCTGAAGATCAACGGCGGCTACAACGGCGCAGACGACCGTGCGGCTCGCCTCGATTGGGCGCGCGCTGCGCTCAAGGGGGAATGATGCTCGGGTTCACGACGAAAGCTGAGGCGCGACGCATCGGCGCCTCGCACCACGGGAGCTATTACGGCATTCCGATGTGGCTAGGGGATGTCGATAGCGATTGCCCGCTAGCGTTCGCAAAGTGGGCGCCGCTTGAGCTGGTCGTCTCCCTGCTCTCGGTCATTGAGGGCATCGTCAACTCGATGCTCGATCAAGAGCAGACGTTCATGTTCAAGGTTGGTCGGAGGATCGACCAGTGACCTGGCGGCCCTGGTTGGTGGTCGCCCTGGTAGGCGCGCTTGTGTTCTGGCGCCTCGATCACGTGACCGCCCAGCGTGATGACCTGCAGGCCGCCGTCGAGCAATCCGCCGAGACGATCACCGCCATGGCTCAGCAGGCCCAGCGCGACACCCAGGCGCAGGCCGAGGCCGATGCCCTGGCCCGAACCTACCAAGCAGCGCTACAGGCCTCCCATGAAGAAAACCAATTGCGCCGCGATGCTATCGGCACTGGTGCTCGCGTCGTGTACGTCAAAGCCCGCTGCCCCGCAGACGGAGTGCACCAGGCTCCCGGAGCCTCCGGCAGCGCTGATGCAGGGAGAGCCGTCCTTGCTGCCGCTGATGGACAAGTTGTTTCTGATCTCCGAGCCGGAGTCGAGCGACGCGAACTGATGATTGAGGCGTTACGTAAGCACATCGCCGGCCTGCCGAGGTATTGCAGAAGATGATCAGCATCAAGCCGGAAGGGTTCCAGCAGCAGCTCGGCGACCTGACCGAGCTTGAGCAGCGGCAGATTCCTTACGCGACAGCTACTGCGCTTACGCGGACCGCGCAAGGCCTGATGGATCGATTGCGCGATGAGATGCGTGTCGTATTCGACCGCCCGACCCCGTACACCCTGAACAGCCTGCGCATGGTGCCAGCCAGGAAAGACCGGCTCGAAGCGCGGGTTTGGTTCAAGGACGAAGCGGACGGTGCGCAGCCTGCATCGGTGTGGATTGCCCCCGAAGTCTACGGTGGGCCGCGTCGGAACAAGCCGGCCGAGCTTCAGCTCAGGGCCAAGGGGATACTGCCCGAAGGTAAGTACGTGGTGCCCGGTGCCGGCGCGGACCTGGATCGCTACGGGAACATCAGGCGCGGCCAGGTCACCAAGGCATTGAGCGGCATCCGCGGCTTCAGCCAGGCCGGGTACAACGCGAACGCTACCGATAGCAGACGGAGCCGAGCGAAGGGTAATGCTCGCCGCTACTTCGTCATGACCCGTAAGGGCCAGCCCATAGGCATTGCTGAGCGCACAGGCCGAGGCCGGGATGCTGTCTCGGTCATCATGGCCTTCGTGTCTCGCCCTTCGTACCGCCGCCGGCTGAGCTTCTTCGAGATCGCGCAGCAGTACGCCGACGAGAACCTGCCACGCGAGTTCGAGGTGGCGATGCGCGGCGTTGCTGCTCGGTTCGCTGCGAGGCGCTGACTGATGCACCAAAGTGGTGCGTCGCGGGTCCTCCCCGGGGTGCCCCCGTCAGAGGGTAATTCGAGCCCCGCGCGCCAAATATGTATGACCTTTTTTCGGAGGTTGGTTGTTGTTTTGTCATGAGCACAGAAGACCTCCAAAAAAAGCGCGGGTGGCTGAACAAGTCCGAGATGGCCGCGAGCCTCGGGATTTCTCCGCAAGCCTTTGATAAATGGGGCGTTGAGCCTGCCGCCAAGATCGGCCGCGAGGTGTTCTATACCGCCCAGGCGGTGCTACAGAATCGCCTCGATCATGCGACCCAGAAACAACAACCTGAGGGCCTAGATGCGGAAGGTCTCGACCCGCTCGCTGAAAAGAAATTGCTACAGGAGCGCCTGCGACTGACGACTGCTCAGGCTGACGCCCAGGAGCAGAAGAACCAGGTCCAAGCGAAGACCCTTGTTCCGACTCCGTTCGCCACCTTCGCTCTTGCCAGGATCGCGTCCAAGATCGGCTCGAAACTGGAGACGGTCTGCAAGACGGTCCGCAGCCAAATACCCGATACACCGCCGTTGGTGCTGGAGGCCTTTGAGCGCGAGATAGCGCTGGCCCGAAATCTGGCCGTGGAGTTTGCCGAAGACCTACCGGAAATCCTTGATGAGTACTCTGCCACCCTGGATGAATGACCTACGGAAAGCGGTCGATCTAGGTTTGCAGGGGCTGTACAAGTCGCCGCCGATGACGGCGGTGGAGTGGGCGGAAGATCCCGACGACGGTTTCTACATGTCGGCGGAATCCTCGTACAACGAGGGCAAGTGGAAGACGGCGCCATTTCAGGTCGCCATCCTGAACGCCATGGGTAACGACCTGATTCGGGTCGTAAACTTCGTGAAGTCGGCACGCATCGGCTACACGAAAATGCTGATGGCCAACATAGGCTACAAGATTCAGCACAAGCGCCGTAATGTGCTGATGTGGAGCCCGACTGACCCAGACGCCGAGGGGATCAGCAAGAGCCACGTTAATGGCCTGATTCGCGATGTGCCGGTGCTGCTGGCGCTGGCCCCATGGTATGGCCGCAAGCATAGCGACAACACGCTAGACACCAAGGTTTTTGCAAACCGGCGGACCCTTTGGACGCTCGGCGGCAAGGCTGCTCGCAACTACCGCGAGAGATCTGCCGATGAGGTGATCTATGACGAGCTGTCGAAGTTCGACGCCGATATTGAAGGTGAAGGTTCCCCAACGTTCCTTGGCGACCAACGTCTGCGCGGTGCTGTTTACCCGAAGTCCATCCGTGGATCGACGCCTGGTACCGAGGGCCAATGCCAGATCACGAAGGCGGCCGATGAGTCTCCGCGTCGCCTGCGGTACTACATCCCGTGCCCGCACTGTGGGCATGAGCAGACGCTGAAGTGGGGCGGTAAAGATTGCGCCTTTGGGGTGAAGTACATCGCGAACGATCTAGGCGAGGCCTCTTCAGTTTGGTACGCCTGCGAGAACGAGCGGTGCTGCGGGACGTTTGAGCACCACGAAATGGTGGTTGCCTCCGAGCGAGGCCGCTGGAAGTGCGAAGTTTCGGGAATCTGGACGCGGGACGCTATGGAGTGGTTCGGCCCGGATGACCAGCCGATCAGGACGCCGCGTTCCGTCGCCTTCTACTGCTGGGCCGTGTACAGCACGTGGACCAGTTGGCTTGACCTGATCGACGAATGGCTGAAGGTCAAGGGTGATCGCGAGAAGCTGAAGACCTTCACCAACACCATCCTCGGCGAGGTATGGGTTGAGGACGAGGGAGAGCGGGTGGAGTGGCAGACGCTCTATGCCCGCCGCGAGAACTACCCGAAGGTGCCGCCGCAAGCGCTTGTCCTGATGGGCGGAATCGACACCCAGGACGACCGCTACGAGGGCCGTGTTTGGGCTTTCGGTCTTGGCGAGGAGGCATGGCTTGTTCACCGTTTCATTCTGACCGGCGATCCGGCCAGTGAGGAGTTGCGGCGTAAGGTCGGCTTGGAAATTCACCGGCAGTTCACTCGAGCTGACGGCGTTCCAATGCGTGTCGAGCGTGGTGCTGGGATGCCGGCGGCCACTATGCCGATGAGGTAGAGGCCGAGAGCGTCAAGCATGGCGTGCACTGGGTGGTTCCGACCTTCGGAGCCAGTACATACGGCAAGCCAATCGCCAACTTCCCGAAGCGACGCAAGCGCAAGGTCTACAAGACCGAACTGGGCACCGACAACGCGAAGGAGCTGATCTACAGCCGTCTGCGTATTGATGTACCCATTCCGTGGCAACCGACCCCTGGCTGTGTGCACTTCCCGATCGACAGCGACATCTGTGACGAGGACGAACTGAAGCAGATCACTGCCGAGAAGAAGAAGCCGGTGATGGCGAAGGGTGTCCGCGTCCTGCGCTGGGATTCCGGCGGGCGCCGAAACGAGGCGCTGGATTGCTTCGTGTACGCCCTTGCCGCGCTGCGCATCAGCCAGCAGCGCTTCGGCCTCGATCTCGACCAACTTGAGCGAGCGCGCGTTGATCCCGTGCCGGAGCAGGTCGCCCAACAGCAACCCTCGAACGAAAACCATGCCAGCACCTCTCAGGGCTGGCTCAACACTGGAAGCGGACCATGGCTCTGACAGCGCAGCAGATGCTCGACAAATACCTGGAGGCCGAGGCCGCCGTGCTGGAAGGGCGGACGGTGATCTTCAACGGACGCACCCACACCATGGAGGATATCGAGAAGATCCGCGCCGGACGCCGGGAGTGGGAGCGCCGCGCGGCGGCAGATCGGGACCGCGCCGCCGGTCGCCGTCCAGGCCCGGCGCTGGCGGAGTTCTGCTGATGAACCTGATCGATCGTCTACTGAAACCCTGGGCCCCCGACCTGGTGGCTCGGCGCCTGGCCGCCCGCGAGGCAATCCAGGCGTATGAGGCTGCCAGGCCAGGGCGAACCCACAAGGCCAAGCGTCAACCGCTGGGCGCCGACACCTCGCTACAGAAGTCTGCGGTCTCCATGCGAGAGCAGTGCCGGAAACTGGACGAAGATCACGATCTGGTTACCGGCTTGCTCGATCGCCTCGAGGAGAGGGTGGTGGGCGGTAGTGGCATCGGCGTGGAACCGCTGCCGCTGCGCCTGGATGGCTCGGTGCATGCCGAGTTGGCCATGGAAATCCGCAGTGCGTGGGCCGAGTGGTCACTCTCGCCGGAGACCTCTGGTGAGCTGACGCGGCCCCAGGTAGAGCGGCTGATGTGCCGCACTTGGTTGCGCGATGGCGAGGGCTTGGCGCAGAAGTTGATGGGACGAGTCCCGAACTACACGTTTGCCACGTCGGTGCCTTTTGCCCTGGAGCTGCTGGAGCCCGACTACTTGCCCTTCAGCTACAACAACCTGTCGAAAGGCATTGTCCAGGGTATCGAGCGTGACACCTGGCGCCGGAAAAGGGCCTATCACCTGCTCAAGGATCACCCCGGCAACCTGCAGACGCTGGGCGGCAGCCTGGCGGTGAAGCGCGTCGAAGCGGAACGGATCATCCACATCGCCTACCGCAAGCGGATCGGCCAGAACCGAGGCGTGCCGATGTTGCACGCAGTGCTGATCCGCCTTGCCGACTTGAAGGACTACGAGGAGAGCGAGCGGGTGGCGGCGCGCATCAGTGCTGCCCTGGCGATGTATATCAAGAAGGGTAACCCCGACAGCTACACGGTGGAGCCCGGGAAGGACCGGAAGAACCGAACGATCCCCATCGCCCCCGGCATGGTCTTCGACGACCTCGAGCCAGGTGAAGACGTCGGGATGATCGAGAGCAACCGGCCGAACCCCTTCCTTGAAGGTTTCCGCAACGGCCAACTGCGGATGATCGGCGCTGGCACTCGCAGCACCTACTCCTCGGTGTCCAGGGCCTACGACGGCACCTACTCGGCACAGCGCCAGGAACTGGTCGAGGGCTGGCTGGGCTACGACCTGTTGCAGCACGAGTTCATCGACTACTGGTGCCGGCCTGTCTATCGGTCCTGGCTGCAGATGTACCTGTTGGCTCGGAAGGAGCGCCTGCCCGCCGACGTTGATCACCGCACTCTCTACGCGGCGGTCTACCAGGGGCCGGTCATGCCATGGATTAACCCGATGCATGAGGCCAACGCATGGGAGTTGCTGGTCAAGGCCGGCTTCGCCGATGAGGCGGAAGTTGCCCGCGCTCGTGGTCGAGATCCGCGCGAGCTGAAGAAGTCGCGTGAGACGGAGATCAAGGCGAACCGGGCAGCCGGCCTGGTCTTCAGTTCGGATGCCTACCACCAACTGGTCAAGTCCGGGATGGACCCGGTTGAGGCGGTGCAGAAGGTGTACCTGGGCGTCGGGAAGATGCTTACCGCCGACGAGGCTCGCGAGCTCGTCAACAGATACGGCGCCGGCCTACCCGTGCCTGGGCCGGATTTCCCCAACGAGAGCAACAATGGAGGCGCCGATGGGCAGCCATCAAACCCTGATCCATAAAAGCCTGATGCTGCCGATGGCGGCGGCGTTGACTGAGGCCAACGCCCCGCATGAGACCTGGTACAGCATCAAGGCTGCCGGTCGCGGCGTCGCCGAGGTGCTGTTGTACGACGAGATCGGCGTCTGGGGCATCACCGCGCTGCAGTTCGCTCGAGACCTCAAGGCAATGGGCGACCTGAACAAGATCAACCTGCACATCCACTCCCCGGGCGGCGACGTCTTCGAGGGGACGGCGATCTATAACCTGCTGCGCAACCACCCGGCCAGCGTCGACGTGTACATCGATGGCTTGGCGGCCTCGATGGCCTCGGTCATCGCCATGGCCGGCGACACCATCTACATGCCCGAGAACGCCATGATGATGGTGCATAAGCCCTGGGGCATCCAGGGCGGCGATGCGGACGACATGCGCCGCTATGCCGAACTGCTCGACAAGGTCGAGGACACCCTGGTCATGGCCTATGCCAACAAGACCGGGAAGTCCGCCGACGACATCAAGGCGCTCCTCAAGGAGGAGACCTGGATGAATGGCCGAGAGGCCGTCGCTGCCGGCTTCGCCGACCAGCTCACTGAGCCGCTGCAAGCGGCCGCTCACCTTTCCTCCAAACGCATGCAGGAGTTCGCCCACATGCCCGAAGCTCTGAAAACTCTACTGGCCCCGCGCGCCCAGACCCCCGCCGCGCCGGCCAACACTCCCGCGCCGACTCCGGCACCGGCCGCGCCGGCGACTCCCGTGGCCGCTGCCCCAACCGAGGCCGATATTCGCGCCCGCATCCTCGCCGAGGAATCTGGTCGCCGCGGCGCAATCACTGCTGCCTTCGGCGCGTTTGCCACCGGGCACGCCGAACTGCTCGCCACCTGCTTGAACGACATGAACATCACCGTCGACCAGGCGCGCGAGAAGCTGCTGGCTGCCATTGGCGCCGACACCCAGCCGGCTGCTGCCCTGAGTGGCGGGGCCCACATCCATGCCGGCAACGGCAACCTGGTGGGCGACTCGGTGCGCGCGAGCGTGCTGGCCCGCATCGGTCGAGGCGAGCGCCAGGCTGACAACGCGTACAACGGCATGACGCTCCGCGAACTGGCCCGCGCCTCGCTGGTCGATCGTGGGATCGGCGTGGCCTCGCTCAACGCGCCGCAAATGGTCGGCTTGGCTTTCACCCACACTTCCAGCGACTTCGGCCTGATCCTTCTGGATGTCGCCAACAAGTCGGTGCTGGCTGGCTGGGAAGAGGCCGAAGAAACCTTCCCGCTGTGGACCAAGTCCGGCATTCTCACTGACTTCAAGCCGGCGCGCCGCGTCGGGCTGGGCGAGTTTTCCTCGCTGCGTCAGGTGCGTGAGGGCGCCGAGTACAAGTACGTCACCCTCGGCGAGCGCGGCGAGAAGATCATCCTGGCCACCTACGGAGAGCTGTTCAGCATCACCCGTCAGGCGATCATCAACGACGACCTGCAGATGCTCTCGGATATCCCGTTCAAGCTGGGCCAGGCTGCCAAGGCCACCATCGGCGACCTGGTCTATGCGGTTCTGACCGGTAACCCGGCGATGAGCGATGGCAAGGCTCTGTTCCACGCCGACCACAGCAACCTGCTCACTGGCGCGGCTTCGGCGCTTTCCATCGACAGCCTGAGCAAGGCCAAGACCCAGATGGCCACCCAGAAAACCCAGGTAGAGAAGGGCAAGGGGCGCACCCTCAACATCCGTCCTGGCTTCGTTCTGACTCCGGTGGCACTCGAGGACAAGGCCAACCAGATCATCAACTCCGAGTCCGTGCCGGGCGCCGACGTCAATAGCGGCATCGTCAACCCGATTCGCGCATTCGCGCAGGTGATCGGCGAGCCGCGCCTGGACGATTCCTCGGCGACCGCCTGGTACATGGCTGCCAAGAAAGGCTCTGACACCATCGAGGTGGCCTACCTGGACGGCGTCGATACTCCGTACCTGGAGCAACAGGAAGGCTTCACTGTCGACGGCGTGGCCAGCAAGGTGCGCATCGACGCCGGCGTGGCGCCGTTGGACTTCCGCGGGCTGCAGAAATCCAACGGTGCCTGATCGGCGCCAAATCCCGAGCCCCGCACCTAGCGGGGCTTTCTGTTTCTGCCATTAGGAGAATCAACCATGGCGAAGAACTATGTGGAGGACGGCAACGTCCTGACTCTCATTGCGCCCGCTGGCGGCGTTAAGTCCGGCGTACCTGCGGTGATCGGAGACCTGGTGGTGGTGCCGCTGGTAGATGCCGCCGAGGGCGAGCCGTTCGCTGGAAAAACTGGCGGCGTCTGGAGCCTGCCTGCTGCCGCCGGCCTGACCCAGGGTGCCAAGTGCAGCGTGCTCAATGGGGAACTGGTAGCTGCTGCCACTGCCGACTCGGTGGCGTTCGGCAAGATCACCGAACCCACCGTTGACGGCTTCGCGTCGGCGATGCTGATCCAGCAATGAGCGCGCCGGGCCGTTTTGGCCGGCTGATCCAACGACTCCACGATCGTGGGCAACAGCGGTTATCTGATGCCGTGGGCGAGTTCCGCGGCATCGGTCGTCCCCCGATCAAGGGGGTACCGCTGCAGGTCGACCGAAACCTCACCTACGAGGGGCCTGATGGGGTTTTCATCACGGACAAGGTTGGGATCAGTTGGCTGGCTAAGGACGTTCCCACGGCATCGCGTGGCGACCTCTTCGTCATCGGGTCGTCGCGCTATCTCGTGGAAAAGCTCATCGCGAACGACGGTTGGTTGCTGACGGCAGCAACGATCGAGGAGGAAGCATGAAGCCGAACGTGCTCACGATCGGTCGCTTGGCCTTGCTGGCGCGCCTGCAAACCATCACGCCAAACCAGGGATACCGGACGGACGCGGGCACTCGCGTGCTCTCTGGGTGGTTTAACGAGCTGGTCAAGGAGCGGCATGAGGGCTTTCCGCTGATTGTCGTCCAGCCTGGCAAGGAGCAGCCGCCGGAGCATCTTGATGCCGCCGTTCGATTCCATCGCGGTTTCGACGTGGTAGGTGCGGTGCAAGGTGGGTATGACCACTATGAGGAGGCCCTGGAGGATCTACAGCTAGACCTTCTGGCGTGTCTGATGCCCGCCCCCAATGGGCAGTTCTTGCGCTGGCTGCCCCGAGAGCGCGGCATTACCGGGCTGACGTTGGGGGCGCCTGAGCCGTACCCGCCGGGTGATGGAGTGGCCGCTGCCGTGATTCGAATCCCTGTCTATCTGAAAACCATCATCGAGGGGTAACCCATGAAGAGCGATCCCCAGGTGCCGGCCACGGTCGACGCCGCGCCTCCGGCTGCACTGAACAAAGCCGTCGAGGTCACCCTGGCTAAGGTGCATTGGCACCAGGGCGAGGAGAAGGCGGCCGGCGAAAAGATCAACGTCAGCCCTGACCAGGTTGAATTCCTGCGCTGCGAAGGCGTGATCAAGAAGGAGGCCTGATATGGCTATCGAGAAAGAGACGTATGTGATCGGCGGACCCTTCAAGATCCGCGAGTCTGGCGCCACCGCACCCTTCCAGTTCGCTGGCCTGGTGTCCACTATCCAGCAGACCATCGAGACCAACGAGATCACTCTGCCGGATACCACCACCCCGCAGGGTGGTGAGTACGATGCTGTTTCGCGCATCACTTCGGTCGGGTTGTCGATCAACTTCCGCGAACTCAAGACCAGCATCCTGGCTGCCTTGGTGTGGGGGGACGCCACCAACGTTCCTTCTGCCACCCATACCGATGAAGCGCACACCGCCGTTCCGGGAGGCACGATCGCGCTCGACTTCATGCCGCTGGAGATCACCAGCGTGAAGAGCGATGACGGCACTACGACCTACGAAGAGTTCGACGACTGGAACATGACCGGCGCCGGCATCGAAATCGTTGAAGGGGGTGCGATCTCTGCTGCCACGCCGATCAAGGTGACCTACAAGTCCGCCACCGTCGATGTGATCGAGGCGCTGACCAACAGCGGCAAGACGTTCGAATTCCTCTTCGAGGGCGAGAACGCCGCTGGTACCCAGCGCCGCATCCAGGCGCGTTATTTCCGGTGCCGCCTGAACCCGTCGAGCCAGCAGGATTGGATCAACACCGAGGACTTCCTGGCCGCCGAGGCCACTGCCAAGGTGCTGATGGACCCAACCAAGGTCGGTGCTGGAAAGTCGAAGTACTTCAACATCAAGAAGGAACTGGCGACGGTGTGACGCCGTTCATGCCCGGCAGGGACGCCGGATGTGGGCTCGCCCGCGTGGTGCTACAGTGGCGCCATTTAGGGAGGGGTTGAAATGTACTCTAGGTCGCGCGGATTTACCCTTGTCGAACTGATGGTCATTGTCGTCCTTTTGGGTGTCATGGTCGCTTTCGCCATTCCGTCTTTTGTGAACCTCATAAAAGGCAACAGCATGGCCTCGGCGCGCAATGATTTGCAAAAGAGTCTCGATTATGCGCGTGCGATGGCCATGACAAATAAGACCGGGGCGCAGGTCTGCGTATCTGATGGAACAATAACTATCAGCAGTGCACGTAAAGCGGAAAAAATCATAACCGGCGGAAGCGGGGACTCTGTTCAGTACGGATTTAAGTATGACTGGGAGGTCGCAAGTAAGCTCTCATCTAAAGAGTACAACGCTATTGGGTCCAATGGACTGGATTCTGGCTGTGTTGTATTTGCGTACAATGGTTCAATACCTGAGATTGCTAAGAAGGCGCCGAAGTCTCCTAAGCCACCTCTTAGTTCTGAGGGTAACTGTGACACCAGTTCTTCGCCTCCTCCTTACGTCAATAAGGATGGATTCTTCGGTCGCTCGGATGGCTCTGCCGATCCGGAGTGGGAGCTGATCTTCAACGGCGCCGGTTTCTATGTTGTCAGAAAGCCTGGAGGGGCTGACTTTACAAGTGAGCTGTCTTGGGACACTTCTGGCTGCTGATGGTTTTATTTCAGTTACCGACCCCGCTATTTGCGGGGTTTTCTTTTTTATGGAGTAAAAAATGTCCACATTCACAGCAAGTCGGGTTGTTGATATTGATGGCGTTGAGTTGACCGTTCGGGAACTTAGCGTTGCGGATGTTCGAAAGTTAATGCAAGAGGTCAGTGACCAAGATCTCGTCAGTAATGCTCTCTTCGAAGATATCAGGCTTTCCGATCTGTGCCTGATGACGTCGGTTACGAAGAGCCAAATTAACGATCTCCGGCCTAGCCAACTCGCCAAGTTGCGGGATGCATGTAAAGAGGTGAACCCGCATTTTTTCGGAATGCTGGGCCGTCTCTCGAAACTCCGCGACAAGCCATAAGGAGTTTGGAGCGCGCCATTTGCGTTCTGGTGAGGCTTGGGCATCACCACGTCCTTGAATATCCCTGGTCGCTGTTCTTGACCGCGCTGAAGGCTGAATGAAATGGCTGACGTAAAGATCCGGCTGACCGCTGACCTCGATGATGCGCTGCGCGAGGTGTCAGGCTTCCGCAAGGAATATGCCGAACTGGTCAGGCAGGTCGCGCAACCTCTCAAGCGTTTAAACGACTTCACTGCTCTCGAAAGCACCCTCGAGGACACGCAACGCCAGGCGCGCTCTGCGCGCGAGCAGATCCGCACGCTCGGCAACGAGCTGGCATCGACGATCAGGCCAAGTCGCGAATTGCAGCAGGCTTACCGGGACTCCATTTCGGACCTGCGAAGCCTGGAGCGGGCAGAGACCGTCCAGGTAGCCAAGCTCGGAGCGATGCGCCGGGAGTTGAAGCAGGCCGGGCTGGATACGAGGAGCCTGACATCCGAACGGCAGCGGCTCCAGCGGGAGCTGGATCGAAACCTCCAGGCGGGCCGGAATGATGCGGCCACCACCAGCCTCCGGCAACAGGCCGCAGCGATCAAGCAGAGCGCGATAGAGCAGCGCCGCTTCAACTTGGAGCAAGCGCGTAGCACCCTGGGAGTAGCCAGGGTGCGCGAACTGCAGGCTGCTATCGGGCAGTTGAACCAGCAATATCGCTTGCTTCGGTCGAGCGGAACGCTGTCCACAAGGGAGCTTGCGATTGCCCAGCGGGCGCTCAAGAAGCAGATCGCAGAGACCAAGGGTGAACTCAACTCGCTTGGTGCCGGCTCGCGGCTGTCGAGCATCGGCTCTCTCCGCGGGAGCGGTCCAGCGCTGGCGGTTGCGGGTCTCGCCGCCGCAGTAGGTGCTGCAACGGCGAAGCTAGCGAACGGGGCTGACACTGTTGGCCGGCTCGATTCCCGGCTTCGCCTGGCGACCCGCTCGCAGGAAGAATTCAACACCGCGCAGATCGAACTCGACCGTATCGCGGATGATGTTCAGGGCGACGTCGGCGACCTCATCGGCCTTTATTCGCGGTTGCAGCGCCCGCTTCGGGATGCGGGCATGGATCAGCGCGCCGCCCTCGAAACCGTAGAGGCGGTGTCGCTCGGCCTGAAAATTGGTGGGGCATCTGCCGAGGAGTCGGCCTCGGTCATTACCCAGTTCTCCCAGGCCATCGCCAGTGGTGTCCTGCGGGGCGAAGAGTTCAATACCGTTCTGGAGTCCTCGGATCGAATTGCTGGCGCTCTGGCGGACTCCTTCGGGGTGACTGTTGGACGGCTTCGTGAGATGGCTGCCGCCGGTGAGCTGACGTCGGAGCAGATCGTTATCGCGCTGCGGAAGGAACTTCCGAAGCTCCGCGAGGAGATGGCTTCGTTTGCGCCGGAGATCGGCGCGGGGCTGAACCGGATCTTTTCCGAAACCCAGAAATATTGGGGGCGCAGAGCGAAGGAAACAGGCATCGTCGACTGGGTTGCGAACCAGTTGAACGATGTTGCCAAGGGGATCAACACGGCGAATACGCTGGTGAAAAAGGGCGAGGGCAGCCTCACGGCCACCCTCGCCGCCGAGAAGGCGCGCCAAGAGCAGATCGTGAAGCGCCAGAACGATGCCCTGAAGCGGGCTCGGGATCAGAACGTCGCTGATCTCCAGTCTGAAGTTGTTCGGACCAAGGCCCTCCTTGAACAGTCCACCAAGAACCTCAACGACGCGCTTTCGCGCCAGGCAGATGTCCGCAAGGAGTTTGCCGACCTGGTGAAGGGCATCCAGGCGACGCCCACCTCCGGAACGCAGACCTTCGGTGATGCCACTGCGGCCCAGGCCTCGGCTCGCAACGCGCTGACCGCCGGCAACAACCAAAAGGCGATCGAGGAGGCGCGCCGCGCGCTGCAGATCCTTCAGCAACTGAAGGACGCTGGCGCGAACAGCTACGGCTTCGAAGGCGTGGCCAAGGAGGTGGAGCGCATCGCCAACAAGGCCGCAGAGGTCGAGGCTGGTAATGCCAAGGCTGCGGATGACGTCAACCGCCTGAACCTGGCCGACCTCGAAGAGCGCATCAAGGCTGTGCAAAACGTCGAGGTGTCGTTCGGAATGGACTTCGAAAGCGCGGAGACCTTGAAGCAACAGGTCGCCGACATCGCCGCCGGCCTGGCTGAGCAACTCGTGATACCTATCACGTTGGTTCCGCCTCCGGAGATGGGCTTGCCTGGCGTGCCCAGCATCACCCCCAAGATACCCGGGTTTGCCACTGGTACGCAGAGCGCTCCCCCTGGTATGGCGTGGGTTGGGGAGCGTGGGCCGGAGTTGATGATGATGCGGGGAGGAGAGCGCATCTTCAACGCGGTGCAGTCGCTGCAGATGTCGCAGAGGTATCAACGAACTCTCCCCGAGATACCCGAGATTCCGACCGCGGCGCTTCAGCAGGCGAATCCGCTGGCAGCCATGCAAAACCTGGGATCGCTGACCCTCAGCCTGGGTGGAGACGATGCCGGCTTCACCGTTTTCGGGACACACGACACGCTCCGAGACATACGCAAGGCCGCCTCGAAGTTCGGGCGGACGCGCCCAAAATGACCAAGCCCGCCTCGCGCGGGCTTTTTTATGGAGTTGGGAATGATCATTCCGAACGTGATGCTCGGGGGAATACCGATCGTGATACACGGTGGCGCCCCGCAGTGTCAGTACCAGGCTGTAGATGGCGGCGTCGAGCGATTGAGGCTCAGCGGAGGTGCGGCAGTACAGATGACGCACTGGCGCAAGACGGCAATCACCATCAGCGGTTCAGGATGGATCGGTACGGGGATGCTTGGGCTCGACTTCGACAGCCCGCTGGAGCTGCGATGCAATGCGTCGCTTGGCATCTCGGGTCGTACTGCCGCCGACCGAGTATTCACCATCCCGGGGGAGGTTCGGCCGGACGCCGGTCCATGGGGGCTGGCGCTGGTCGGTCGTGAGTGGGTCAGAACGGACGTCTCGTCTGCCGGCCAGGTGGTAACTGTGTCGGAGATCCCGGGCGCGCAACTCTACCGCGTAGAGTGGTGGCCGCTGTTCCACGTCTTCGCGTCGATCCCTCCTGAAGCGCTTGATTCTTCGAACAACAGCCGGACCTGGCAAATTGTCGCTGAGGAAATCTGATGCTCAACGGTGGACCGCTCAATAGCGCTGCGCTGAACTCGGCCGCTCAATCCGTTGTGCCTGGTCCTGAGCCGATCATCCCAGGCTACGCTTTCACATGGCGAGCAATCGTGCGTGTTGGTGATGACGACGTTACACCGCTCCTGACCGGGGAGATCGAGGTCGATCGTGAAGAGGGGGCGGCTGGCGTCGCGTCCTTTTCGATCTATCTCGGCGACGGGCCTGTTGTCCCTACAGACTGGATCGGCCGAACCGTAACCATCGACTACGCAACGGAGACCGCCGGGGAGCTGAGTCAGGGTCGGCGGTTTACGGGAAGGGTTACTCAGCCAGCCTGGAATCCTGTTCGGCGCGTCCTTGACGTCAGTTGCACGGACCAGTTGCAGCAGCGTGTAGAGGCCATGGAAATTGCGGCCGTCGACGCCCTGGTCGGCGGCGCCTGGTCCGCAGATGTGTTCGAGCCGGTCGATGGACGCTCGCGGTGGGACTACGCCCAGGAGCGTTTGACCAGCGTAACTGGGAGCTTGGACTGTTCGCCATATGGTGCTCTCCGCGTCACGTCATGGCTTTCGGTGGCCCCTGCCTTCGAGTTCGGCCAAGGCTCTACGGTATACGGATCGCTTGCGGTCGAGTTGGCCGACCTGAGCTCGCAGACGAACAGGATCGAGATCGAGTGCGACTACCGATTCAGCCGGCTCTGGCAGCTCAACGCATCGTATGGTTGGCAGCACCCGGGGACCGGTAACGCGGTCGGCGAGGCAGGGTTCTGTAATTGGCGTCATGACGACACCGAGCTGCCTGATGTCGAGATGATTACGACTGCCACGGAAAGCAAAGGACAAACTCTGTTCTATGCAACGTGGTACCCGCTGCCGCCGACAGGCGTGTACTGCAACCCACCGGCGGCATGGATCAACAATTTTACCGGCCTGGTGCTGGGTGGGAACTGGATCGCGGGTCGCCGGTGGACGCAGTCAGTGACTGAGCGCTACCGGCTGGCAATGGAGGTTCAGCCGAGCGTGGCGGCGACCGGTCCGATTGTCGGTCGGCAGCGTGCCTCGTTCGAGGTCGAGTCGGATAAGGGCGAGCGCTGGGAGAGCGAACCAGTCACAGGCGGCAGCACCGGCCACGACGACGAGGCTGACGAGAGCCGGCGCCTGGCTGCGCTTAACTGCCTGCTTGCACAGGGAGCTACGACGCTCATCGCCGCGCACCGCGGCACGACGGTCACTTGGGACGTACCCACCAGCATGGTGCTACCGATCGACCTGGTGCATACGATCCGCCTTGATGATCAGGGCGCCCGCGCGGTGGGCAAGTGCCGGCGCATCGTTGATCGCTTCGACCTCGCATCCGGAAGCGCCCTGACCACGCTGTCTATCGCGGTGATGCGCGGTGGTGGCGGCGTCGCTGATGCGCTTGCGCCGCCGGCGGGTTCGGTTGCTCCAGCCAGCCCTCCTTCAGGCGGGGGGCAACTGCCAACTCAACTCGGCGGGCGCAACAGTAGTCCGGTGTACGACGAGGAGGCAGATGGGTTCTCCGGCAACTGGACGGAGAACGACCTAGACATTAATCCGAGCCTAGAACTGTTCCCGAGGCGCTTTGTTGTGACGTCGCCAGAGATACCGGCGAACTACCGGGACGAGCATGCGCCGGAGATCGCGGCCACCTACCGGGTAGCTGTACCCGATGACGTACTGGAGATGTAGCGATGGCGAGAGCCTGGATCAACAACTGGAAGACGACGCTGAGCGCCGGCCTTTCGCCTGGCGCCACTAGCCTGACGGTGCCGGATGCCGCCGCCGCGCTGCTGCCGCTCTCTGGCGGTAGCTGGGTGCTGTTGACGCTGACGGATGATGCCGGCGCGCAGCATGAGGTCGTGAAAGCAACCGCTCGCGCTGGTGGGGCGGTGACGATCGAGCGCGCCCAGGAAGGAACCGCCGACGGCAACTGGCCGGCGGGAACGGCGATCTACGCCGCAGTCACCGCTGGCGACCTCATGATGCTCCAGGCGCGCATCCAGGCTCTTGAGTCCGGGGCGTCTGGCGGCACGCTGGTCGACGAATCCGGAGCAACGCTGGTCGACGATTCCGGCAACAACCTGATCATGGAGAACAACTGATGGCAACTGTTACGCACGTCCTGTCCGGTGCTGGCGCTCCACCCTCGGCCCCGCCCAGCGTGGGCGCTCATTACGTAAACACGACAAACGGTGACCAATACCTTGCCAAGGGCACGGCCTCTGCGGCGGATTGGGTGAAGCAGGGCGGTGGCGGTGGCAGCGCTCCGAGCGAGGTGCTGCATGTCAATACCGACGGCCAGTTCCTTCTCGAGCCTCAACACTCATTTGTTGAGGCCCGTCTGTTCGCAATTCCCGAGCTCGGCACTGCAGCAATTGGAATCGATCCCAGCACATCCCGACAGTTCGACCTGAATATCAGGACCGCCGGTCCGAGCGGGCAGCAACTGCAGATCAGAGTTACGTCCGGTGAATTGCCAGGAGGGATGTCGATCGTTGGCACAACCAGGCAGTGGGCTGTTCAGGAGTCGTATGGATTCTTGATCAATGCAGATGACCTCAACGGCGAAGTGTGGGCGCGCGTCTATTTCGATGCTGACGAACTCACCCTGTCGATGCTTGTGTTCAGCGATGTGCCGAACGCGTAGGAGATAGCGCATGGCTCTATCAGATGAGCGCCGCAGCATCGGCGCGAGGAACGAAGCGATCCGCCGCGCCGGCGGTCAGCGGGTCGAAGCGGAGCGCCGCGGTGACCAGGGCTTGACCGCCGCGCTCAACCGGCTGATCGAGCCGGAGCGCCAGGCGCGGTCGCTGCGGAAAATCGATCCGCGCGGGGCTCTGGATGCTGCGCGCGGCAGGGCCGACTACAACCCCGCAGGCAAGCAGATCGGCGGGGGCGGTGTGTCCTGGCCGTTGGCCGAAACCGACAAGTCGAAGCGCACGGTGGCCGATGAAGAGATCGTGAGTACCGATGGCTTGGTCGTCGTTGTGTTCAAGCGCGTCACCAGCTTCGAGATGCAGGATGGCGGCGAGAATATCGGCCGTATGGAGTTCAAGGCATGAACCAACTGATGCCCTGGGACGGCGAGGTCGTTCGCATGGGCTGGCCGTGGCACGGAAAGATCCGGCAGCCGAACAATGAACTGGTCGGCCACGTCACCCTGCCGAGCGGGGCGACGCGCCCAGCGATCGCGTACTACGGCACATGGCCGATGAATCACACGCATTTGTTTGACATGGGCCTACCTGACCAGGACGACCCTCAGGTTGAGGAGCAGGGCGGGAAGTGGTGGGGGCGCACGATCCTCCGAGGCGGAGGCAACTACGATTATCAGTTGTACTACGGCGGCGCGACGACCTCGGCCGAGGGGCAGCCCTACACTGGTGAAGCTCCGTTCAGGGGGCTTCCTCTCTGGTGGGCTAGCGACGAGGAGCCGCGCCGCCCGCTGTATGTGGATATCTACCTCAATGTGGAGCAGGGCAGCTACTACCTTGATTTTTGGACCAAGGGCGGAACGGTCCACTCCCTTCGGAAGGAGATAACGCTTGAGGATGTTGGGCAGGGCGCGGGACAGCCGGAGTGTGCGGTAAAAAATCTGCTCGGGAGCAACGTCGACTACTGGTTCTTTGGTGATAGCGTCAAGCTGGACTACTTGAAGCTGCTGGGGGTCTATCGAAATCGGTTGCTGCTTGGCGTGGTGGTGACACAGGGCGACGGGATGCAGCAGATTGAGCCCCCGCCCGGCACGTCAGTGGTCAGCGGTTCGTCCCCGTCTGGAGCCCCTCAGGGGTTGTATGGTCTCGTCGAGGTGACCATTGCCCCGGATATCCGAGATCCAGATGCGGATCACAGTCAGACGGTCACAATAGACGTGATCGAGAACCGCCAGGCCGCGCTCGGTAATCCGGTTCATCAGGTGACCGACGAGAGCAGTCAGCCGGGCGATCCCATCGAAACTACGCTCTATCGAGAGGAGTGGAACCAGACCTCCGGGTTGCTGACCGCCTGGTATGACGCTCAGGGAAACATCCATACTGCGCGCTACAACCGCCGGCACTACGCAGTTAAGGAGTACCGCAACGAGCCCGGCGTGACGACGCGAACAGCGACGGAGCGAAGCAGCGAGGTTGCGCTGTTGAGCGGCTCCGGATCAATTGTCGACAGCGCCGTGCTGACCGAGCAGTTCGAGGCGATCTACATCCCAGGGACAGGACTGCAGATCACTCGGACAGTGAAGTGTACGGGGGAGCCGGATGACGTCACGACTTATACCGACCCAGACCATACGGGTGGTCCAGTGGTTACCCCGCCGACGACGACATTCCCCCCAGGTATGCATATCGTCAACACCGTTGTGACCTACCAGTGGCTGGTGAACGGCGAGAACATGCTGGCCAACCAGGACCAGCATCAGGTGTGGCTCGCCGCGTTGAGCAACAACAGCGCAGCTATCTGCCACATCCGCGATCCCTTCGACTATCCCGAGGGGCAGACCACAACGACCGTCAGCGTTCGCCAGGGGCCGGCCGTGCACCTTGGCGGCGTGACCTCTGGAACGGTTACCGACACCCTGACAAAGAGCAAGCCTGCGCATGAGTACCGGCGCGGCTTTTTCTGGGAGCCGGCAGACCGTTGGGTACGAGCCAGTTGCAACCCGATCACCGGAGAGCTCTCTCGCGGCCCGGAGTGCATCCAGTATCTGACCAGTTGGGTTTAGCCCCTCTCACTACTTCAAGGAGAAGCCGCATGATGCCGGCCTGTGTACCCCTGCGCATTGAAAAAGGGGCGACGTTCCGCGACACGATGCGGATCATGCAACCGAGCCTTGTCTACCGGCCGATCACCCAGATCGCGCCGGCTGCTCCCGTCCGGCTGACCATCCCTGGGCACGGATTGCCTGGCACGTGGCTGGCCTGGATCGATGGTGTCCAGGGCATGCCCGAACTGAACCGCGCTCGACTTCGGCAATTGCCCCACCGGGTCGCGTCCATCGACGACGACACGATCGAGATCAACCTGCTGTCAGCCGTTGGGCTGGCGCCTGTTGGCGGGCAACTGATCTACCAGCCACCGGTTGACCTCACTGGCGCCGAGGTGCGGATGCAGATCCGCGCCGAGCCAGGCGGGACTGTGCTGATGACGCTGGCGCTCGGCTCCGGCCTTGAGATCGCTGGCGCCGGAACGATCTCGCGCGAGATATCGGCCTCCGATACCGCGGCGTTGGCATGGGCGTCGGCGGTCTACGACGTGGACGTGACATACCCAGATGGCACGGTCCACCGCTACTACAGCGGACCGATCACTGTGAGCCGTGGGGGAGGGTGCGATGGATGACGCCGCCGAGCCCTGGGCGCTGGCGATCGAGGTTGATTGCGAGCCGCTTGTGCTCAGCGAGATGCAGGAATACGCAGTCACCGTGACGCCGCCGGCCGATGTGCTTGTGGTTGTTGCGGGTGACCAAGGGCCTCCCGGGAGGGATGGCGTAGACGGTGCCCAATGGGGCGCGACTGATTGGTGATGACATGGCCCAGATTCGATTTTTCAAAGTGGCGACCCTGCCGGGTACGCTGGAACCCGATTCGTTCTACTTCGTCGAGAACGGCAGCTACTCGGAGTCCTACCTGACGAACAGCGCCGGAGTGGCGCGCTCGATCGGTAACAGCGCGATGATCAACGCGCTGATCAACGAGGCGCTGTCCAGCCTACCCGGAACCGGCGCGCCGATCCTGTTCGTTGCGGATATCGCCGCGCGCGACGCTCTGGAGCCGGAGTCGGCGATATTCGTTCTGGTTCAAGACGCTTCCGCCGACCCGACAGTCGAATCCGGCGCTGCGTTGTACGCATGGAACCCTGCGACCAGCGCCTGGCTGAAGGTGGCCGAGTATGAGTCGATGGACGTCGAGCTCAACTGGGACGCGATCAACGGGCGCCCGACGTCGACGCCAGCGCAGATCGACACCGCCGTTTCCCAGGCGCACACGCACGCGAACAAGTCGACGCTGGACAAGTTCGGTGAGGCTTCTGGCCTGGTGCGCTTCAACGGCCAGCCGATCCCGGCCGAGTGGAATGGGACGGCTTGGTAATGGCCGTCCTCCAGACCCACAAGGTCGTCGCGCAACTGCCAGCCGCGCTGGAGCCGAACGCGATCTACTTCGTCCGGCGCAGCACCGGCTACGACCAGTTCGTCACCAACGGCGCGGGCGTGGTGGTGGCCTATCCGATGAACGTCCGTATCCCAGCGGCTGTTCCTGGGTATCTCGCCGACGGCTCCATGCTGCGGCTCACGATGAACCCTGACGGCCAACTGCCGGCCTATACCGCCGGCGGCGCAACTCTCAACCTGCAGGTGCTGTTCAATGGCTGATGTACGACCGACGAAGCTGCAGAACGACGGAAACGGCTACGGCAGTCTCCGCGAGTTCGCCGACGGCGACACGGTGCCGCTTGCCCTGGGCGGTACTGGTGCTGCAACCGCTGCTGGCGCTCGCACATCCCTTGGGCTTGGGAGCGCTGCAGTTCGTAGCGCCCTTGGATCAACTGGGGCTTTGTACTCGCGAGACAGCATTCTCGGCGCAGTCTCTCAGGCGAGCGGCATACCGTCCGGCGCGATTATTGAGCGCGGCGCGAATGCAAATGGCGATTACGTACGATATGCCGACGGAACACAGATATGTTGGTTCAACGCCAGTGTTACTGATCAGGCGATTGATGCCGCCTATGGGAGTCTGTTTACCGGAACCCGTTCGTGGTCGTTCCCTATCGCGTTCTCGGGCAGCCCAACTGTGAGCGTTGGCCTATTTCGCTGGGGGACTGGAGCAGGTTGGGGCACTGTTGGCGGGATCGCAAGTGCATCAGGTATCACGCTGCGCGCATTCGATATTGTTTCAAGGGCGACGGGTACAGCAACATCGATCTCTGCGATAGCTGTTGGGAGGTGGTTCTGATGAACTTCTTGCTTGTTCTTTCTCCGCAGTACGGGCCTGCGGAATTTGGCGACTACACCACCGTCTCGGTTTCCGGCGGCGTGCTGACTGTTGAGGGGCGCGACTATGCGTTCGCCGACCTCGCCGACGGCGCCGAACTCATGATGGAGGGATTCGCCGATCCATATCCCGTCTACCAGGTTCGGCGGCGAGGCGACACGATTTCGGTGTGGATCATCTACAGATATCCGGCAGGTGCGACCCATGCTGCCAAGTACCCTGAGCCGGTTACTGTCCCTGCTGAATTCGACGGGCCGGTTGATCTGCCGAGGTGAAAGCCAAGGTCGAGGAGATCAAGGCCAGGTATCCGCTGCCGGAGGCGGGCGGCGTGTAGACTACCCATTTTGAATGGGAGCATGGCCGTGCTGGTGGTGAGACTCAAGAAAGGGTGGACGCTGAAGCTTGATCGGAAGGTGAACGATGCGAATCGGGCGGGGGTTTGGTCGTTCCATTGCTCCGAGAGCACGTTCGTGCCGGGCATGGATAGCTTGCTGCGGCACGCGGCCATCCGTCCGGCTGAGCCGGCAGAAGGGAAGAGCACCGAGGTAGAGGTGGCCATCTGTCGGCCTGGTGATCCGGAAGAGAAGTGGATTCCGGTGGGGAAGGGCGTGGCGGTCTACGAGGCGGAGCGGTAG